CATCACGAATACTTGTCGTAAGCGTAATAAGAGCGTTCTTAACAGTTGTACTATAATTAGCATCCAATACAACATCAATCGGATAAAGTTCTTTATTAGTAACCTCATCATCAATCGTACCTTTATATCCCTTAACAATAAGTTTCTCAACTTCAGTGGAGGATGGAAGAAGTCCATCAATGCAACCATCTGAACCAAACAGTAAGGAAATATTGGTATCAAAGTTCTGAAGAACCGTTGTATAAGTATTTTGTTTCTGAGTAGAAACAGTTGACTGGAATGTAGTCAATGTAGTAATAATACTATTAACTGTCATCTCAGAAATTCTAGATTTAACAGCATCCACATAAGATTTAACTTTAGCAATAGCCTCATCTGAATACTTCTTAACATCTAAAATATTATCAGCTTTATACTCAATCAGAGTATAACTTACTGCATTATCAAGAGCTTCGAAGATTGTATCTCCATAAGTATCATTAAATATAGAATTCAATGCTTCCTGATAATCTTCAGTAATTGTGAACTCGCTAGTAACTAAGCTATACTTAGTATTCAAGTCAGAGATAATAGTAGCAACTTGCTCAATGAATTTATCTGCAAATGTAAATGCAGTATGGTCATGAGTTTGCTCTACTTCCTCTGTCTCATAGATAGGAGTTACACCATCTGTAGCAAACAGAGGTTGTCCATCACTACCAGTAGCCTGAATAGGCTGTCCTTGATCGTCTGTCTTAGTTACAGTAACAGTTCTCGTATGTGATGTAGTATCACCAGTTACATTAGATGCTTTCAGAATATCAATAATATCTGTAGAAGTATTGATAATGTTCTCTAAGAGATCAATTTTATCAACATCTACATCATTAAGGATAACTTCAGCAAACTCATCTTTAAGAGACTGAATCTCTTGAAGCATACTGGAGAACTTAATCGAATATTTATCATTAATTGCAATAGTGCTTTCAATACTAGTAAGCTCAAGAGTAGCAGAAATACTATCTGCCGTCTCACCACTAATATTTGCATAATCGAATGACTTATACAGTTCACTCAATAATGTATTCAAAGCAGCATTTGTTGCAGTAATTGCAGAATCTACATTGTTATACAACTCTGTAGTTGCATTATCATCAGCAATAGCATCATCTAAAGTAACAATAGATGCTTCTAAAGCATTATACTCACTTTCAAAAGCTGTCTCTGCAGTATCAATATTGTCTGTTCTCAGAAGCTGACCATAAGCAGTCTGACTTTGTCTAAACTTACTCAAAGCTTCTTTCATTCTCTCAAGACGATTAGCATAACGATTATAAATTGTATTACGATATACATTATCAGTACTTACAATAGCACTTTCAATTGTATCAGTAGGATCAGTAATATCCTTCTCAGAAGTCAACTGATTCTCAATCGTAGTCTTAAGTAAAGAAACATGAACATCCAAATCCTTACCTACAGTTTCATCATAGTAAGTCTCTGTAACTCCATCAACTTCTCTAGTGATACCATTGAAGAAGTCAAGCTTATTAGGATTAACATTTGGATTAATAATCTCTCCTAATCTTTCATAGCTATCTTCATTGAAGATAATCTGGAAATAATTAGAATATTTATTAATAACGTTCTCAATAAATAATGTTTCACCACTATTTGAAAGAGCATCAGGATCCATAGCAACAACATATGGTCCATCAATAGTAGTTGTTCCACCAGTACTTGTCTCCTGTGTAACCTCAAAGTTATACAGTCTGAAGTCATAAGTAGAATCATAAGTATCATTTAATGAAATACGGAATCCGAGATCATTATATCCCTTACCTCTACCCTTCGGAATAACTGCAAAAAGCATATTATTCTGATAACCATCAATAGTCTTGGTAATAGGCTTTCTAAGTTCATCAAACTCAATAGAGCTTGTAGTTGTATTATTAATATCTGTATAAGTGATAGTCGGTCTAAGTGAAACATGAGGGATTTCTACCAAATTGCCATCAATATCCTCTACTTGCTTAGTAGAAGTTTTCGTCTGAATATTGACAATAGCGTTAGCATATCCAGCATCATCAGGAAGAACACGAAGAGCATAAACTACACCACCAGAATTAAGCCAATTTACAACGTTATATCCAATCTGACCATAGAGTCTCATATTAGGCTCACCATAATAGAACTCATACTCAGATACGGAAGTAATCATTTGAATCTTATTATCTACACCTTTTTCAGATGTAAATACTGCAAATAATTTAGTCGTACCATCAGCAGTAACATACGTTGTCGAATTATCAGTAATAGTACTGCTAATAGACGGATGTATATAACTTACACTTGCCATATTTAGTCACTCTTGTTCTTTTATAAAATATAATTTAATATCATTTAACAAGAGCTTCCTCCTTTCTTATCGATCTTTATAAAATTAATAATTTCTTTACAAAATATAATGAAAATTATCGTTTATATATTTGTTCCTAGAAAGATATGACAATTCTTATGATTTTTATAATAGCAACAGAAATAATCCCAATTATCTATGTAAGTATAGATAATTGGGATATTAATTAGTATTTAATAGTTTTCTCAACTGGTGTATCATTCTCTACACCACCATTTCTGGCTTTATTAACAGAACTTGTAATTGCAACATTCATATTCTCAGATGTTATTGCAGTAAATGTAGAAGTTACCATTGCTAAGTCTTTTATACTTAACTGTCGATAATCCAATTCAGTTAATTTAGGATTACTATTAATAGCTTTCCTAAATGGAATTTCATAATTATCTTTATCTCTAGCTAATTCAGATATTACTGCTTCAATAATAGTAGATGGAACTCCTAAATTACAATCATTAGTATTCATATTTTCAAGATATAAATTTAATATATCTGAATATTTAATTGTACTAGGTATTCTACCTGTATTATGTAATTTTACTAATCCTTCAGTATTAGTAAAACTTTTAGTCATAGTAATATTTTCAATTAAATCATCATTATTATATAATGTATAAATAGTATAATTATCTTCATCATAACCTTCTTTAATAGATACTTTCTCTTTACGAGATTCAGTATATGAGAAGACTATAGTTTCTGGTAATTTAAACTGATATGTAGTATGACGTGTTCCTTCTAAGCTACTATAATACATCATTGGAAAGATTCCTATAGTAGAAATCTTAAGTCCTAATTCTTCAGCTAAATCATTTTCAAAATATTCTGCAGGTATATAGATTTCTAGTTTTTCACCAGTAAATACAACTTTGTTATCTTTTTTTGTTAAGAACGGAAGATTCAATAAAATCACCTACTTATTCTTCATTTTTATTATCATCTTCTACTTTAGGAGTAACTTTAACTACATTCTTAATAAATATCTTATAGAAATCATCTTCAGTTTCTGGATCAAGATCAGTTATAATACTATTCATATTTTTAATGAATAGCTCAAGATCAACATACTTCTGATAAATAATAAATGATAAGAATTCCATAATAAATTTACTAGCAATCTTATTAGCTTTCTCAATTTCAATTCCTTCAAATCTATTAATAAGAAATCCTAATATTTTCTCCTTTTCTTCATAAGATGAATCAAATTTAGGAGCTGCTTTCAATTTGTTATTCTTATCTTCTTCATCTTCAATAACATTAATCTCTTCTTGAATGTGGTCATTAACTTTATTATACAATTCTTCTTTAGATAAATCTGTAAATTCATATGAATAACAAGCATTTTTAAAGAATCTTAAATCATAAATAGCTTCAATATTATTAATATACTGATCATATTGTCTTAAGACTACTTCTACTTCACTCTGATTGATATCTTCAGGTTTAGCTTTAGCTAATCTTTCTTCAAATGAAGATTTATTTTCTTTAAGCTTATGTTCAATAAGTTTGAATACGGCTAATTTAGAATTAGCATTAAATTCAGGATTTTCAATATGATTTACATTAAATAATTCATTTACTTCTTCCTGAATAAAATCTTCATATTCTTTCTTAGCTTCGTTAATACTATTAACGTCTTTACGTATTCTTCTCATCTGACCACTCATACTTTTATTACTTTGATGTTGTTGATATCTTTGTTGTTGGACGAATTTACTAGCCATATGTCAATTATCCTCCTCTTCTTTCTTGTCTTGTTTATAATTCATAATTAAAGAATTTCGTATAGGAGTTAATAATTCATACTTATAGTCCTCATCCTTAAGAGGTTTGAAAAAGTTATCTGTAAAAGATGTATTTATATATGTGTCAAATCTATTTTCAATTAATAGTTCCTTTATATAAGCATAGTCAAATTTAAAGATATCTGTTTCAATGATAGTATGGATAATAAATTCTCCTTGATTAAATGTCTCTACCAAACTATTTATAATTCCATCTAAATTATAAATAATATGGATAGAATCAGAATTACCTAATACTTTCTTTAATGACTTAAACATCAAATCTTTCTTATTAGATTCATTCCTATAATTAGAAATCAAACTTTCTTCAGAGTTCTTAATATAGGTAGTTAAGAAAAGCGATAAATTCTCCTTATAATAAAGAATGAAGAAAGTATATAATGATTCAATACAATCATAAACTGTTTCATCATCTGGGTTATCATCCATATAAGATTCTAATTCAGATGTAATATCAAATTTAGTTAATATTGCTTTTAAAACTTTCTTATAGAGATTTGTCCTAGCAAATTTACATTTACTAATTAAATCTTCATTATTAGGATAGAACCTAGTAATAAATGTATAACGTTCATTAAATATATTAAGAACATTGTTAGGAACTACTTCTGTTAATATAGGTTTATTAATCTGATCCATAATAGAAGTTATAATAACTTCATCTGATAGCTTAGCTGATAATTCATTTTTCTCATATTCAGTTAATACATCAAATTCTAAACCTTCATCTTCATTATCAAAATCCTTATTCATATAATCAATCACTCCTCTTCTTTTTTCTTTCTCTCTACACCATCAATAATACAAAGAATATCTGATTCCTTTACCAAAGCATATTTAAAATCCTCAAATGGAACATACTTACCAGTATGTCTAGGAATTAATACATAAACTCCTTCTTTCAAATCTTTATTCTTAACATTTGGTCCAACTTGAGATATGTAACAAATATTCTTAACTTCATGTGATACTGCTTCTTTAGATAGAATTATACCAGATTTAGTTTCTTTCAATTCTTCTTGTACCAGAAGAACATTATCATCTAATACTCTTAATTCAGCTTGTTTTTCTTCCATTATAAAGCCTCCCTTATTAAATATTTCGATATTTTATATAATAAAGAGTTAATAACAATTTTTAATAAAAATTTTAAATATATATAATTAAAGTGTAGTATGGGTTTTTGTATTTGATTTTTCCCTATACTACCATAATAGTTATAGTTCAAATCGTGTAATGATTGTTTATAGGATATAGGCGGCTATAAATAATTTAATACACAGCCTTTCTTTTGATGTTATGTAATTAGGATATTAAACATTTGGGATATTCTAATTGTGAGTATTGGTTGATTATTTTCCAAATTAATCAATACACCTTTGTAATTTAAGGTAATTTTAGCTTTATTTCGTGCTTGGATAGAATTATCTTAAATACAATGTATGACAAACAGTGTTATATTACTTTATAAATATAGAGAAACCCTGAATTTTTAAATTTCTAAACTTCCTAAAACAATATATTGTGTGGGCGGAATACCTTGAAATATTAATTATTCAATTTCTTTGTATCATTACTTCCACTTAAGATTTCGAGGGTGAATGTAATAATATAAAGTATATAACATTTGAAGATCAAAGATTATGGATTACAAATCTCCTATGTTTATGTATACAGTTTTAAAATAGTTTTAACGAGTAATATTAATCTTTGCCTTCAAACCCAAATGACCTAACAGGTTAGATTCTTACAGCATGAATCAATCTGTTAGGTCATGTTATACAAAATTTTTTTATTATGAGGTAAATTGTTATGATGGATAGCAATATTTATTTTAAGAAATACTTAGAAGACAAGCTTAACAAGTATTCATTAAAAAAAGAAATCACATATAAGATAATGCTAGAAACCTCATGTAATAAGTACAATAAAGAACCTTCATATCTAAAATTGATTTCTCCTAGTAATGGTTCATGTGTTATTAGGTCATATGTTCCAGTTAAGTATATAGAGAAATCAACTTCATTTGATAGTATAAGTTCTTTGATAAATTGTATTTATTGGAAGAGATTGTATAAGAAAAATGATTGTTATATATGTGTTATCAATAGTGATTCAACAGTAATCGAAAGAATTAAATTAGAGAATGAGTAATAAAATACTCATTCTCTAATTTTTTTTTTTAATATTCTTTCAATACAACTTTACCCTCTTTAAGAGTTTCTTTCATATCAATAAGTCTTTGATTAGACGAACCCCTAAACTTAAGAGTGATATCTTTCTCATCTTCTATGAATGGTCCATCTACTAAAATATCAACATTATTAAGAATATTTTCTTTCCACTCAGAATCTGGTATATTTTCATTATATACATACCCAGTATAACACCAAATATCTTTAGTATCACCAAATTCTTTTTTAACATGAGTGATTAAGTTTGAAATTGTCTCTTGATTTTCTAAGCACAATGGTTCACCACCTAATAATGATAAACCTTTGATATAATCATGCTTTAACTCATTAATAATTTTATCCTCGATATCTTTAGTATACTCATCACCTGCATCAAAACTAAATGCTTCTTCATTAAAACATCCTTTACATTTATGAGGACATCCTGACACAAATAATGAAACTCTAATACCCTTACCATTCGCTATATCACATGTTCTTAAGTTTGAATAATTCATATTTATACATTACCCTTCTTTCCAATTTATCTTAATCTACGTGTACCACTCTATCATGAATTTCTTCTGTCCTACCTTGATTCCAATACTGACTGCCAATATAACCACAAGTTCTACGTGCAACTGACATAGTATTCTGGTCTTCATTACCACAATTAGGACATTTCCAAATCCATTTATTCTTATAATTCTTAATTACTTGAATTTCCCCATCATACCCACAATTCATACAATAATCTGATTTACAATTAGTTTCTGCATAGAAATTAGTTCTATAGATATGCTTGATAATTTCTAATAATGCTTCTATATTATCTTTCATATCAGGAATTTCAACATAAGATATTGCCCCACCTAAACTCAAATCTTGGAATTCACTTTCAAATGATAATTTCTCAAAAGCATTAATCTTCTCAGTTACATGAACATGATAAGAATTAGTCACATAATTCTTACTAGTTACTCCATCAATAATACCAAAATCTCTCTGCAATGCTTTAGCAAACTTATATGTAGTACTTTCTAATGGAGTTCCATATACACCATAACCAATATTATCTTCTTTTTTCCACTTTTCACATTTATCATTCATATATTTCATAATTTCAATAGCAAAAGGTTTTCCTTTATCATCAGTATGAGAACAATCTCTCATATACTTGACACATTCATACAATGCTGCATATCCTAATGAAATAGTAGAATAACCATCATGAAGAAGTTTATCTATAGTTTCACCTTTCTTTAATCTAGATATTGCACCATACTGCCATAATATAGGTGCAACATCAGATATAGTTCCCTCAAGTCTCTTATGACGACTAAGTAATGCTTTATGACACAATTCTAAGTATTCATCAAGTAAAGACCAGAACTGATTCATATTTTTCTTACTTAATAATGCTATATAAGCTAAATTGATTGTAACTACACCTTGATTGAACCTTCCATAGAATTTTGCATTACCGTTCTCATCATAATATGGAGAAAGGAAACTTCTACAACCCATACAAGGGAAACAATTTCCTTCTTTAAGTCGTTTCATATTCAATTCAGATATATAGTCTGGAACTAATCTCTTAGCTGAACATTCAACTGCTAATTTTGTTACATCCCAGTATCTAGATTCCTCATTGATATTATTCTCTTCCAGAACATAAATCAATTTTGGAAATGCTGGTGTAACATAAACTCCCTGTTCATTCTTAACTCCTAATTTACGTTGTTCAATTATTTCTTCAATAATCATCCTTAAGTCTTCTCTAATTTGTCCCTCTGGTACTTCATTTAAATACATAAAGAAAGTAATGAATGGTGCTTGACCATTTGTAGTCATTAAGGTAACTACTTGATAGTTCATAGTCTGAACACCCTTTTCAATTTCTCGTTTAACATCACGTTCTACGAATTTACTTAACAATTCCTGATTTTTCTTTATCTTTAAGTCGATTCCTAATGTATTAAAATCTTTAGTATATTTTTTAGTAAACTTATCTCTATCCTTTTGTACAAATGGTGCTAAGTGAGCAATACTAATTGATTGACCACCATATTGTGATGATGCTACTTGAGCAATTATTTGTGTGGTAATTGTACATGCTGTAACAAAACTCTTAGGAGGATCAATCTTAACTTCACTTATTACAGTTCCATTAGTAAGCATATCTTCTAAGTTAATTAAACAACAGTTATACATTTTCTGAGCAAAATAGTCCATATCATGAAAATGTATAATGCCTTTATCATGTGCTTTTAAGATATCATCATCTAAGAAGAATCTTCTAGTTAAATCTTTAGATACTTCACCTGCCATATAATCTCTTTGTACAGAATTTATAGTAGGATTCTTATTTGAATTCTCTTGCTTAATTTCTTCATTACTTAAATCAATAAGGGATAAAATTTGTTGGTCAGTAGTATTTGATTTTCTAACTAATGCTCTTTTATATCTATATTTGATATATTCTTTAGCTAACTTAATGTAACCTTTATTTATTAATGAATCTTCAACTAAATCTTGAATTTCTTCAACATTCAAAGCATGTTTAGATTCTTTTAATTTTCGTTCTATGAAAAAAGCGATTATTTTAGCATCATCCATAGTGATTTGGTCAGATTCAGAAACATCTTGATTAGCTTTCATTATAGCATTATAAATTTTCTTATAATCAAATTCTGCTTCTTCTCCACTTCTCTTAATAATATTCATAATACAACGCACTCCTTTATAATTTTAGTTTTACATTAAAAATCATAGAATTTCCATGAGGAACATAGAAAAAATAGGTATTAGATTGTTATCGAAAATTTTTAAAACGTTAAAATTTCCATGTGGGATAAGGGTAAACTAAAAAAAAAGAAATATGCAACTTAGTTTTTGCATATTTCTTTTTTATTTTTTACATGTTATGTCTATTCTGCTTATCTTTTATTATAAGCAAGAATAGTTTCCACGTATTATTAAATATATAGATATGATACCTATAATCTATTAATACGTTATTGTTGTAGAGTTCAGTTGGATTATCTAAACTACTTACAAATAAGTAAGAATAAATCAAAGTGAATAAACTTTCCCAACCAATTTTCTCTACTTGAGCAAATGGGGTATGCTTTTTAAAATCATACCAATCATCATAGAATCCATAATCCAATGGTAGACTATCATCTGATTCTTTGATTATAGATTTCACATCTGCATTTAACAATGAAGGAATCTTATCACACAAAGATAATCCAATACTGTCATGCTGCATTAAGACCATTGGGTTAAATGTAATAGTATCCTTCATGTCATTGTGAAGATTATGAGTATACAGAATGTCTATCTTACTCATAAATTTTTGGTCTGATTGTAGGTATCGAGCTAATTTAAATGTATTGAAAAAATCAGATACATTATACTCAACACCTTCAGTTAGTTCAATAGTGAGTGACTTATCCTCTTCACTATGATAAGTATCACTATGGTCATCGTAATAAGTATTTTCTCCCATGTTATTCTCCTTTCAATAAATAAAATACTAATATTACCATAATTATAATATCTATTTATTGACGAGTTTATAACGTATTATAATTTTAACTCTCTAGTTAATATATCTTCAATATTGTCATAATTTGTATATTTAATACGTAATAACCGTATATTGTTATTCATGCAATACTCATCCTTTAAGTAATCATGGTATTGATATTGATTTAGTGATTGTGAATTATCTCCATAATTTACCTCTTTGAAATGTTGTTCACCATCATACTCAATACATATGTTATAATCTTCTAGATAGAAATCAAATGGTAGAGGTTTCTTATCTATACAATCTGAGAATTGCTTCTCTGGTATATATTTTATATGATGAGATTGCAAAAAATTTGAAATCCTAGATTCTCCTTTGGACTGCTTACATATTGGACACCTACCACCATCTTGAAAGCGTTTGTAAGTAGTTTCATATATGTGATCATCATTCTGAGAATGATGTAATATTCTAATTTTCGATTTATAGGAATGATAGTCTGAAGCTAGTTCATATTCTGAATTGGTTTTCTCTTTGATAGCTGAATTAACATCTTGAGTGTTAATTGAATTTGATGTTATTTTCCTACCTAGAGTATCATACTTAACTTTCTTCTTATTACATTCTAAACATCCATGTTTCTTAACATTGGTAAAAGAGGTTGACCATTTATTATTGCAAATTAGGCATTTGAAATCTAGATACTTTCTATTCTTAGTTGAGTTATGTCTTAGAGTGTCAAGCTGTTGCTGTGTCATATCTAATATGATTGTATGGTGGTAAATCTGGTCTAAGGTAAACTGGAAAACATCTAAGCGGTTAGACTTAGAACCATTAGGATTACAAATTGGACATAATTTTTCAGCAGTCATAGTCTTATCTAGAACTTTGTTAGATTGTTTGAGTATATTGTTGAATCCACATTTGTTGTGTTTTAACTGCATCATACCTTCGTTTCTATTTAAGTAAACAGGCGAAAGTACTTCATATTCATCTCCATATTTTAAATAGACATCTTTCTTAAATTGTTCTAGTGACTTATTGGTGCTTGACATAATAATCATCTCCTCATTATAATAATCTTCTTTCCTTGTTGTGGGTTATTAGATATTAAGATAAATTTAGTTCATTATTGAGTATAGATTCAATATTATCATAATCATCATATTTGATTCTGACTAAATTGATATTGTTATCCTCACAGAATTTATTCTTAATTGAATCATGTAGCTGATTTAATTCTAAACTTCTTTCAGGATTATATCCAAAGTTTGTAGTTTGGAAATGCTGAATTCCATCATACTCAATACAAGTATTGGAATCTTCTAAATAGAAATCAAATGGTAAAGGTTTCTTATCTCTACAACCATCAAATCTCTTTTCTCTTACATATGAAATACCAAGATCATCTAAAATTCTAGCAATTTCCTTTTCACCTTTAGATTCCTTACATTTAGGACATCTGCAACCAGTATTAAGAAATTGATTTACAGTAGTTTGGTATTTGTACCCACACTTATTGTGTTTAAACCAAATTTTACTATGTATAGATTTATAATCTGATATTACTGAATATTCATCACCAACAGCATCATGAACCTTTTCTTTAACAAAATCAAGACTATATCTTCTTTTATCAGCTCTTTCCTGAAGGCTACATTTAGGACATCTTCTTCCATCTATTAAGAAATGTCCAGGAGTTACTTCATATTCATTCCCACATTTATTATGTCTCATTTTTATCTTAGTATTATGTGCTATATACTTACCTATTACAGTATAATCATCCCCTACTTTATCAAAAACTTCATTTTCAAAATCTTTTTGAGTTCTTTTAAGTTGATGACCAACTTTCTTTCTACTACACTTTGGACAATCTGAATGATCATTCATTATATTAAATGATGATGGATTCCAGATATTATCACAAGCATTACATTTTACAGTAAGTTTTGTTCTACTATTTACATAAGGCTTCATTAGAGTATATTCACCTTTGTTAAATTTGTTATAAAATTCTTTACTAAATGTTTCTGGAGATTTTGTTCTCATTATAATCATTCCTTTCTAAGTAATTTTTACTAAGCTCAAAATAAGTCACTAGATCAATTCATTTATATAATATATCTTTAAATATAGGTTTAAAAATTCATATTTTAAGTTTGTAAAATTATACCTTAGAAGGTGGTGGGAAGAATTCACACCTTAAATTTTGTAAAAAACCCTCCTATGTGGTAAAAATCCACATAGGAGGATAAAATTGTCAAGAAATTTATTAATATCCTGGAGTTTCTGGAACTCTACCAACGTTGTTCTTAATATCTATACGACAAATCAGCGGAGAAAACTCTTCTATTACATGTCTTTTAGTCATCATGAGACTTGGTACATTAGGCATGTTAGGATCTCTATATCCCTTCTCGACATTAAATGTATAGGGATAATATTTGTACGTCATGAGGCGGTCAATTCCAGGGATAAAGAACATAATCAATGATCCAGATGGAATTAAATCAGATGTAACCATTTCATATCGGTTAGCCCCAGAGAATGCGCCAAGGTTGAAACTTACATCCACACCTGACATTTGATCACTTGTATGATTAAATACCCAATCTACGTTAGGGATAATCTGCATATCTACAGGAGATCCAATAATCATAAACTTACCACCATGAAACTTGCAGTCTGTCTTCATCTTGATTGCATAGTAATCAATAACAGTCTTAAGTTCCTCTCTCCAAGATTTAGGAGTACCATTGTAACCTGCAGATGGGATCATATTGAACTCACCAATGTACGGTACATCATTAATCTCAATAGAATTCTTAAGGAAGTTATAAATCTCAATCTCCAACTTCTGAGCTACTGTCTGAGACATAAGGTCTACTACTTCAGCAGCACCATCAATATTATAAACAGCCATTGTATCCTGAAGCCACTCAATCGGCAACGGTGCATTTAAGTGAGTACCTACTCCGATTGTTACATCCTTAGTAAGTACATCGAAAGATACACTCTCACCGAACTCATTTGTTTCTTGAGAAGCTTTAGCAATTACTGTAACTGCATCAATGTTATCATTAATAGCAGTAATAGTCATTGTACCTGCACCATAATCAACAGAACCAAAGATAGTATCAGTCATAACACCAACTTGTGTCTTGATACCAGTCTTATCATCTGTAACTACTACAGGAACTTCTACTTTACCATGAAGCATAGCATACTGAGAAGACTTAATATGTACACGTACAACTTGCTTCTCACCTACAACTGTCTGACCATCTTCTGTTTCACAAGACGGAGCATTAACTACTACATTCTCCAGATAGAAGACTTTATCAATAGAGTCATTCTTCTCTGTAGACAACGGAATATCAAATAAGGAGAACAGATCGAAATCTTCCAATCCACCCTTAACATCAATTTCCTCTGTAGAAGCCGTAGGCAACTGTGCTTTAGTATTTTCCAGATCGTTGATAGCATCTGGTAACTCATACTTATTACCATTTCCATCCATCAAATAAGCTTTTGTATAGGAAATAGCGAAACGTGGGGTAGATACTACCTGAGTTGGGATAGCATGTTTCAAAGAAACTTTTGCCCACATCTTTCTAATAGTCGGCATAGACAAACCAGCAATCTGTTGGATGCCATCTACAGTTGCCTCTTGAAGCATTGTAGTTCTAGCATTATCCATCAGCTGAGAGAAGTTCTCAATCTGGTCTGCTTCCATACCTTCACAAAGTCTTTCTTTATATTCTTGGAACAAAGATTCCTCAGAAAGAATTTCCTCCATGCCTTGATGATTGGAGATAGAGATACCTTTATCTGCAAAGTACTCTGCTGTCTCACGAAGCATATTGGAAAAACTGTCATTCATCTTTGTTCTAGCTGTTTCTCTGTATAAAATTTCACTCATAACAGTTTTCTTTGCTATAGTTATCTAAGTATAAATAAATTTATACTTCTCTAAAATAAAGAAGTTTTATAATACTTATATAGCAAATAAACCTCCTTTCTTCTAATCATTTTTCTATTACTTTTATCTTATATAATTTAATATGATTTATATTTAATTTAATGTTTAATAAAGATATCAAGTAAATTTTATAAATTTAAAAGTGTGGTAAAATAATTCTAGAAATAGTTTATTTTGGTAGGTAAAAAATTAGAGTAAATAGAAAATCATTCTATTTACTCTAATATGTATATCTTATTTAATTATAGATAAATCGTCTCATCTGAATCTAATAATCGTTTAGTTTCTTTTTGTAGTTCATCAAGGTCAAAGTCTTTAGCTTTAGCCTTATTATACTTTTTGTAAGCATCATCAAACTTTTTATTAGCTTGTGCTAGTTCTTTTTTGTTATGATAATCTAATTCATATGATCTTTTAGTATATTCTTTATCACTTTTTTTCCAGTTATCGCTATTCCTATGCATTTGTTGTTCGTGTTCGTTAGTATCTTTAAGAATGTTTAATATTTTTTTAACAAGACTTAAGCATACTTTAATAGTTTTATTTAAAAACTGAATTATTTTATTACAGTATTTACTAATGTCTAAAAATCCTTTTGCATCATCTTTTCCAATTTGATCATTAGCCTTTTTATCAAGTTCAATATATTTTCTTTGTAATTTGTTTCTAAGGTTTTTAAGTTTAGTTAAACAATCACCATAATCACTATTACAAAATTTCTCAATAGCAGTTAAA